GGCAGATTATAGAGGCATAGAATCAATAACAAAAACTATTGATGCGTTAAATAAGATGCGTATTTTTTACCAAAATCAAAGATTAGGTAGGCGCATAAGATTAATGAATGGTAACAATTTTACGGGAAATTTTTTTTAAAAAATGGCAAAACAAGTAAGTAGTTTGAATAAAAATTTACCTTTAAAATTAAGTGTTAGAGGTAAGATAGTTGAGTTATTTGGCGGTGTACCTGCTGAAAAATTTGAACAAAAAATAAATGAGATAAAAGCTGAGCGAAGTTCAGGTTATGTAAACTATGGTGATTACTTTTCATTGCCTTATGATGGGGAAAAGAACTTAGGTGAAATTGGTCCAGTAAAATCTTATTGGATGGATTTTCCACGTTTACGTGCAAGGTCCTGGCAATCTTATGCTGAATCCGAAATTACCCGTACAGTAATTGGAAGGTTTGTAAGTTGGGTTGTTGGTTCAGGATTGAGGCTACAATGTAAACCTGAATATAAATTTCTAGGTGAAGAAAAAATACAGATTGATTCTGAAGAATTTTCATCACAAGTTGAGCGTAGGTTTCGCTTGTTTATGAATTCTAAAAAATCAACATCATCACAAATGATGTCTGTAAATGCTTTATCAGCTGAGGTTTTAAAGTCTGCATTAATTGGTGGTGATGTACTTGTAAGATTATATTACACAAAAGGTAAGGGAGTAAAAGTACAATTAGTTGACGGGGCTAATGTACGTTCAATGATTTCCACTGGTCAAAGCTTCCCAAATTTACTTGACAATGGAAATGAATTAAGATATGGAGTTGAGATTTCTCCTGAAGGAATGGACGTTGCATATTGGATTACAAATAGAAAAGGGGAATATGAAAGGATTCCAGCACGTTCAGCATCAGGACATGAGGTTGCATTTTTAGTTAAGGGTGCAATGTACCGTCCACAGGATTGCAGAGGTATTCCATTAATATCTGTTGTACTTGAAACACTTGCAAAATTAGAAAGATACAAAGAGGCTACAGTAGGTAGTGCTGAGGAACGTGCTAAAATTCCATTTTTTATTGAACATGGTAATCAGTCAACAGGCGAAAATCCATTTATAAAAGGGCTTGCAGAGGCTACACGTGGAGGTATTGCATTAGGAGGAAATGCAGATGGGAGATTGCCACAAACAATTGAAGGTGAACAGTTGGCTAATAAAGTATATGCAAGTGTAAACAAGCAAACGTTTAACATGCCTATTGGTTCTAAAATAAGTGTAGTTGACACAAAGACTGATTTACATTTTGCTGAATTTTATAATAAAAATATTGATATTATTTGTGCTGCATTGGGAATTCCTCCAGATGTTGCATTTCAAAAATATGAAAACAGCTATTCAAGTTCTAGGGCTGCATTAAAAGATTGGGAGCATACGTTAAAAGTTGAACGTGATAGGTTAGCAGAACAATTTTATAAGAAGATTTATGAGTTTTGGTTATTTGTAAATGTGTTTGAAGGTAAGATTATTGCACCAGGATATACAGAGGCTATTATAAATGATACTGAATTAATTGTAGAGGCTTATTCTCAATCAAGATTTATAGGTGATAATGTTCCACATATTGATCCATTAAAAGAGGTACAAGCTGAGCGTTTAAAAATGGGGGCAAGAGGTGCAAACATTCCATTAACAACAGTTGAAGATGCAACAGAAGCTTTAAATAGTGGTGATGCAAATTCTAACATTAAACAGTTTGCTAATGAATTGCACGAAGCGGAGGAGTTAGGATTAGTTACCGAAACACCACCAACTGCAGCACCATCACAAATGCCTCCAGCTGAACCAATGGAGGAAGAAGATGAGGAGGAAATGGATGAGGAAGATGATATGGAGGAGGATGATATGGAGGATGATGATTAATCATTCCACGTAATCTTTTTTTAACCTATCTGGTTGTTCTGAAATCCATTTTGAAATAACTGGCTTTAGCATATCTGATTCTGAAATGCCTAAATTCTTACGTATATTAACTAAATCCTTTTTCATTGATTTAGTAACTCCAGTTATACGTATTTCTGCTTTTAGTGATTTATCGCTCATGGTCGGCTAAATTAAATTAATTCCATTTAAAATGGAAATAATTATATAAATTAATTTTAAGGTGGGAATTTTGCCTTATGCAAGAATTACTGTTATACGGAGGTATTAATTCATTTTCAGCAGAGGAGTTTATCAATAAATTAAACGAATTTGATGGAGAAGATATTACATGTCGTATTAATTGTCAAGGCGGTGATGTGTATGCTGGATGGGGTATGATTGCAAAAATGCGTGAATACCCTGGTAATATGTCTGTAAAGGTTGACGGTATTGCGGCTTCAATGGCAGCGTTCATGTTGTTGTTTGCAAATGATGTGGAGTGTTTAGATGCTTCAACTTTTATTTTTCATCGTGCAGATGGTTACGTTTCAACTGAAGAAGATAAAGCTTACTTGAATTCTATTAATGCAAATTTTCGTAAGAAGATGGAAGAAAAAATTCCAAGTGCATTATTTAAACAAGTTACGGGCAAATCTTACAATGACATGTTTAATCCTGATATGCGCATTGATTGTATAATAACTGCAAAACAAGCTAAACAGTTAGGACTTGTATCAAAAATAAATAAACTATCTGTAACTGAGGCAAAAAAAATTAAGGCATTAGCTGATAAATACAATTTTACAGCTGAATTGCCAACTCAAATTACATCAGTTTTAGAATTAGAATCAAACGTAGAACCAATAATTGAACCAATAAAAATGAAAACAATAGCAGAATTTAAAGCAGCGCATCCTGAATTGTTTGCGCAAGTTCAGCAAGAGGCAATTGATGCTGAGCGTGATCGCGTAGGCTCATTTCTTGCATTTTTAGAAATTGACGCGGTAACTGCTAAGGCAGGTATTGAGTCTGGAAAACCAATGACACAAACGCAAATGGCTCAATTTAATGTAAAAGCTATGCAAGCTAATACATTGGCTAAATTGCCATCTAATGCAGTTGAGGTAACAGCAGCGGTTGATGAAACAGTTGAAGCTGACAAAAAGAAATCTGATTTCTTAGCTGAAGCAAGTGCAGGACTTAAAATTGATGCTGCTAAAAAAAGCGACATCAACGTACATTTATCAAACTAATTTAATAAAAAAAAGATATGTCAAATCAATTATTTGCAAATCAGGATACTTCCAAAATCTTTGTATGGGATAATCGTACAGCTACATTTAACTACAACAACGCTACTTATTCAGATGTTGAGTTAACTGCTGGAATGATAATGGGCCGTATTTCTGCAACAGGATTTATTACTGAGTTAGATGCTACTGCATCTGATGGTTCACAATTTCCAATTGGAATTTTGTTTGAAAGCCAAACAGCTGAAGCAAGCAGCACAACTCAATTAACATTATGTGTTAGTGGAGATGTTGTAGAAAACAAATTAGTATTGAAATCAGGTACTACTTTAAATAGTGTAATTAGCGGACGTAGATTATTTGACCGTATCGGTTCTGATACAGTTGGAGTAAAATTAGTTCAAGGTTCTGAAGAACTTACAACTTTTGATAATCCAGATAACGCGCTTTAATTTTTTAAAAACAAACTAACAAAAAGAAGAAATGGCAAATATAACTATCCGTGAAGCACAAGGCTTGTTTACCAAGTTTTTAGTTGATGTGTACAGTGAAAGACCTCAACCAAAATCATTCTTGCGCTCATTATTTACAGAGAAGGTTTCAAATTCTCTTAACGTATCTATTGAGGTACAAAGAGGAACTGAAAAGGTTGCAGTTGATGTTATTCGTGGCGCGGATGGTAACAGAAATTCAATCAGTAAATCAACTGAAAAGATTTTTCAACCACCATACTACCATGAGTATTTTGACATGACACAATTAGATTTGTATAACACATTGTGGAATGCAACTGAAATTGATGCAGGTATGTTCAGAGATTACACTGAGCAGGTTGCTGATCATGTTCAAATGGTACAAGCTAAAATTGAACGTGCTTATGAATTACAAGCTGCGCAAGTTTTGTTAACAGGTATTGTTGAACTTAATGCTGGAACTAATATTGACTTTAACCGTAAGGCGGGTTCATTAGTATCAGCACCAGTTTGGAGCAATAACGCAAACGATCCAGCTTTAACATTTGTTGCAGCAGCTCAGTTCTTACGTAACTCTGGTAAATACCAAGGTGGTGTTATTAACTGTATTATGTCTGAAAGCGCATTTCAAGCATTTGTAGGTAATACACTTGTACAAACTAGAGCATGGGTTCGTAACTTCCATTTAGATAATATTATATCTCCATTGCGTAATGCAAACGGTGGTACTTACATGGGCCGTTATGATGCTGGTGCTTATAGCTTTGACCTTTGGACATACCCAGAAGTTTACGAAAACACAAGCGGAAATTTAGTATCTTACATTGATGCTGGAAAAGTAATTTGGGTTCCTCAAACACCTAACTTTACACTTGCTTATGCAGCGGTTCCAAGATTAATGAATGATGGTGGTATTGCAGCAGCAACAGGAAAATACATTTTAAATTCATATACAGACCAACGTAAGACGGCTCACATTATGGATGTTAAATCTGCAGGTATTGCAATTCCAGTAGCAGTTGACCAAATTTACACTGCAACTGTACTTTAATAATAATAATTAACTTTAAAAGGGGCGGGAGTTATTGCCCGCCCCTTTTTTTTTACCCTATAAAATGGCAACATACAAAGTAATTTCATTATCAGTTGGAGGTCTTAACAATAAGATTTACAGATTTGGCGAAGAAGTAACCGAAAAAGCTTTTGGAGAAAAAAGAATTCAATATTTAATTGATGGTAAATACATTGAACTTTTAGAGGAGATTGAAACGGAAGTTGAAATTAAGCCTAAAAAAAAATAGTTTAGTTGAGGATTAGTAGGGGGAGGCGCGTGCTGTAATGGCCGCGCTTTTTTTGTAAAAATAAATATTAGAAAAAATGGGAATATTAAACTTTGCAAGAGAAGATTGGAAAATAATACTTGGTTCAAAAATGGACTTTAGCGTAGATATTACAATCACTAATCCTAAAACTGGAGAAACAGCACAAGTTGTAGGACTTAACTCCAAACATTGGTTTAAAGTTGATTTCGAAACAGGCATGATTGTAAACACCAGAAACGCACATATAAACATTTCAGAGGCCGAACTTATTGCAGCTTATTTTCCTACACGAAATGCAGCTGGTGAAGTAAATATAAAAGGTTGTATAATTAAGGTTGCTGATTCAACAGGTATTGAAAAAGAATACGTTATTACACAAGCGCACCCAGATGAAACAGTAGGAGTTTTAGTATGTTTGTTAGGAGATTATAAACCAACATTATTATGAGTAAAATAGTCGGAGTAATACCACTTCAAAATTATGAATTGATTAGAAATAAAATAGCTGAAATAATTGCTATTGAATTGGAAAATCAATTTGTAATAAGTTACGATCCTGATTTTGATTGTAATGTTTGGCTAGAGCGCACAACACCATTCGACCAAACTGAAATGACACCAGCTGTAATTAACGTGTCTTTTATTGATGGTAATTACCAAAATGAAGATGTTAAAGATGCTGATGGTGTATATAGTTACGCGGTTGATGTTTATTCACGTGGATATACTAATGATGAAAATATTGGTGATACACGTGCAGCTTTAATTGTTCAAAAAGTAATAGGTAAAATTCGCGCTATTTTAATGGCTACAGTTTATAAGACTGTAGATACAGGACTTGGAATTGTAAAAAATCGTAGGGTTGTTTCGGTTCAAGTTTATGATCCAAAAAGACACCCACAAGGTGATGATTCTACAACTTTTGACCAGGCTGGTAGATTAACATTTCAAGTTACAGCAATCGAAACAGTTGAGGTACTTACTCCAAATATGATAATGGGTTCTGATACCTGGGTAAGATGGTGCTGTACTGATAAAGGATATGTTTGGATAAATGACGGACAAACAAACGGAACACCAGGTAACCCACATGTTTGTCCTCCGATTCCTCCAACACCACCATTAGGACCATATTTGAGAACTGTTGCTGTAGATGGTGTTACCATTACAGGAGACGGTACTCCATCAGATCCATTAGTGGCAATTGGTGGAGGAGGTGGTAATTCTATTTTGTTACAAACTGATGGGGTAAATAATGGCTCCCAAAGTATTTTAAATTTAAAAGAGGGTAGTAATATAACTGTTACGGACGATGGTTCAGGAGGAGTTACTATTACTGCATCAGGTGGAGGGCTTCCACAGGTAAATTCAGATTGGAATTCTACAAGCGGTGTAAGTGAAATTTTAAATAAACCTACAATTCCAGCCGCGCAAATCCAAAGCGATTGGAACCAAAGTAATAACGCGGCTTTAGATTTTATAAAAAATAAACCAACTATACCAAGTGGAACGGTTACAAATGTAACTGGCAGCGCACCAATTTCATCTAGTGGAGGTGCTACACCTGACATTAGTATTACCCAGGCTGATGCAAGTACAGATGGTTACCTTTCAAGTACAGATTGGAATACATTTGATGGAAAATTTGATGTACCAACAGGAACAAATGCAGATTACTTAGACGGTACTGGAACACCAACACCATTTCCAACATTACCAACGGGAACGGTAACATCGGTTGACCTTACAATGCCTGCTGCATTTTCGATAAGTGGTAATCCAGTAACAACAAGCGGAACTTTAGCTGTTGCAGCAGCAGGGCTTAGCAGCCAGTATATTCGAGGCGATGGGCAGCTCGCAAACTTCCCAACAAATCAAGGCGGCGGCTCATCAGTTAGCTACTATCTCAACGGCTCAGTTGATCAAGATGTAGCAACTTATAAGGAGATGAGTAGAACTCCAATTTTAGGTGCAGGCACAGACTTTCAAAGAACAAATGCTCAAGGCAATGGATTGATTGCACAATTTATCACAGATGCAAATGATCCTAATTTGTTATCTATTCCAGCAGGAAATTGGAATTTAGAGTTATTTTTTAGCGCATCTTCAGGAGGTGGTAGCCCTTCATTTTATGTTGAACTATATAAATATGATGGTGTT